GCGGTTGTACTGTTTGCGTCGTGCGGTGGCCCCACTCAAATGAGTGTTTTTCCACACGGCCTCCGATAGGCTGCTTGATTAGTTTGAACGACTGTTTCCATGCGATTTCAATTAGTGCCATGCGACTAGGGTCGGATAGTCCACCACAGGTTCCGTCAGCACGTTGTTATCCGTGGCAGGGCATCCCCTCCCTTTGGACACTACCTGAACCGACGCTTCGCTCCTAATAAATCGCTGGAATTTGAACATTCGGATCGTACCATGGAAGCCAAGTAGAATCGAGCTCCACCGGGACATCATATGCAACCACGGTATCTACCGTCCAGGTGGATAGAATTTCCTCTATCCGCAACTGTTCCCACTCAGGCACACCCCAAGTCCTTTCGAATTCGAGGCGCGCCATCGGGCTTATCGGTAAACCGGGCAGGGTCGGTATGTCTTCCCCGATGTTGAGACCGACCCTATACGCGTACGATGAATCCATATGTGTGATCTTGGCTCTAAGGCCACGACTATTGCGTTGTAATGCCTGACCGTAAGCTTGCAATATGGGCACCCCGCTAGCCATGGCGACTTCACAGTCGCCAATGAGGCCCATCATCGGTCTGACCATATGCGGATCGTTCCAGTGCTTTGTGCCAGCGCAAGTCTGGGACAACACCTTGCGCCAGTTACGGCACATGGCGTATCCCGTGCCAGTGTAAGTGTATTTCGACTGGCAAAAGACCACATCATGGATGTCATAGGATATATTCTCGATTTTTAACTCTTGACCAAATTCGAGGAATATGCTAACAAGGTGCTTACGCACTTTGGCAAAATCTTTCCTCTCCATGATAATCAAGCAGTCGTCACCATCATTCATGATCTGATAGTTTGTAATGCCCAGCTTACGCATAGCAGCCATAACCATAAGGACCATGAGAAGAACGTTGCCCAGCGCTGTGTTGATATCGCCAGACATACGTCCACCCACCACTTTGTAACGGACGCCATTGTTGGTCACGCAGTGATTTTTCTGCTGCCATGACAACATTTCGGCCAAGAGAGGATCATCAGGGTAGAAGGATTTGTAGAAGGCGTGTTCCTGTTGTAACACCTCCAAACTGACATGTTTATCCCATCTAGAGCAGTCAACTGAGAAGCAGACCGGATCCTTAAAGGAAGCGAACTTCTCCTCTAGCAACTTAGCTCGATCATAGGCATTCAGCCCCTTCGCCACAATCCTCTGTCCGTTCTTGGTGAGGTTGTAGACTAAATGTTCGATCTTTCTGAGGTACGACGCCATCACGAGATTGTAACGCGGCGACCGTGCCTGAATCATCCGGGGATCCGGATTCTCTTTATCCTCAGGATCGAATTTCTCCGCTTTGACGAATGCCTTTATGTTACCATCTTTTCGCCAGAGCGGTGTAGTCTGTAGACTCTCATAAGCCATTTGGTATATCCTGCGCTTCGCTCCTCGGAATGTTTGTACCGTTTCCTCCAGTCCTAATGGTATGAGGCCGGAGTACTTGTCGGCAAGCCTGCGCCGTTCGTAACGTAACATGGCTATGCCGGCAGGAGTTGGAAGCGGGACTTCACCCACCACGCGATTGCTCGCTGAGATCAAATCATTACAAACGCAATTACGGTGCGTATATGTTAGCCATAAGCCCGGTATCGGTGGAACCAGGCGCACCAGGTGACGTTTCATTATGCATCCCCAGTCCTTCGGAGGACTTGGGTCCCCGTTACGTGCAGCCGATTTTTGTAATTGTTTAGGCCAAGCGCAAACGGCGGGGACCCGAACTGGGCCCCATTATTGGCGTGCGGGCCGGTGCCAAGCACCGTGCCACCACGCACTCAATTGGGGTTGGTAGTGTGAGACAGCACACTTAACTGAAGCCAACGCTCCGATGGTTCCGATGGCGGTTCCAATTTTATCGTGACCGGCAGTTGTTGTAACCACACCGGCCATAACACCGCCGACTGCTAGGCTCCACCAGCCCCAGCCAACTCGGCGCCTCGAATCTTCCATGTACTCGACGGCGTTGTTAATGTCGTCGATCGCCCGTCGACAAACCGGATCACCATATAAATCCATCAACCCGGCTTCCTCCAAAGATGGTAGGAGGACTATATTGCAGCACCTAGCTGCTAAAGATGCTTTAGCAGCAGGGTGTGCATACTCACCAATATGATCTTCATATTTGGTCAGCCAGGTGATCGCTTTACGGTTTATCGATGCTGGCGTCTGAGGTGACCGCTTAACGCCGTATAACTCGCTGCGGAGATAACCAAGCAAGCGAATTTCGACGTCTCGCCAGACTTCAGGACCTGGAGATGGCGTTGGTCCTCCCCCGGGCGCGTCATCAGGTAAACTGACGGTGGGTACCTTCGGAACATGATCAATGATGGTGACTTTGACCATTTCCTGCTCCTTTCCTGCGCCAACATTACCGCTAGTTGGTACGTGGTTAAGTTGCGGTGCCGATCTTGCATGGCGCGCTCCTCCTTTTTTGCCTCGATGTGTTGGTCGGTTATGGAAAGTTCCGATTTGATTCATCTGAAGCTGGGTAACAGGGGG